TGTACAAAGGAAGAGTTTCTATATTGTCATAAACCTTAGTGTCGTTATTATTCATATTTGTAGTTTCCTTTTGCATCAAATTGATCGTCAAATTCTTTAATCCTTTCGCATTCTGAAAATACAGACTCGTCATTTCTTTCGTTTCTTTGTCTTGCTTTGTCACATTTTAAACAAACTTCATAAGTAGGTAGTCCGTATCTGTTTGTAGCACGTGACTGCCAATTATGAATAGCATCTATACTTAGAAGTCTTTCTAAAAAGCTGCGTTTTTTACAATTGTGATTTAACTTTATCTTTTCCATAACATTAAATTAACGACACTAAGTCATAAGTATTTTTTTATAAAGGTAAATAATTCGGGTTGAATTATCTCGTAGTTAAGCACGTGTTGATTCTCTATAGTTAATCCTATGAACTCAGAACCTGTAATAGAATATAGCTCTAATAATTTATTGCCTGTATCGGTATTAGAAATAGTTACCTGGTTATTAGATACACTTATTTCCATGTCGTTAAATAACCTTCCGGAATCTAAAAAGTTATATCTGCTTCCTGCTAATTTAGGGAATCCTCTTAGCAATGAATTTGCTGTCGGTTGATGATTATTTGAATAAACACCGAGTATTCCTCCATTCACATTAATTCCCTTAGTGTATAATTGGTCTTCGGTATTTAATTTTATTATCTGAACCTCATTTTTATAAACTGCCTTAGCAGTCTCTTCTAAAATATAGCCTTCTACTAAAATTGCGTTATCGAGATATTCTCTTATAGTCATAGTTATACAGATAAAAAAAAGGAGCAGGAACTAACCCACTCCCTTTAAAGTAATCACACATCAAAAAAGTTATACTACAACTGCAGTAGCTATGTTTGATTTATACAATACGTCTGCAGGAGACAATATTACTGGCTTAACTAGAACTGAGTCGAACAATCGAACAGTAACAGCATCAGCAGCAGTATTAGCTGAAACAGTAAGCGTAACCTTTCCTTCGTTAGTAATATAAGAAATACCAGTCGGAACTATTGTAGCTCCATTACGAGTTACTCTTAAATCAGCAAGAGTCAATCCTTCTACTAAATGACTTCCATCAAGTAAATAAGGAGCGAAAACAATTGAAGTAGAAAGTGCAACTATAGGATTAATTGTTATATTAACATCATTAATACCATCAATGTCATTAGAGGAAAAGTCTTCTGGAGTAACAAAACTCATTCTCTCATCAACTTCACTTCTTTCAGTAAGTTGCAACATCAAAGTTTGAGAAGCAGCGTTAGTTCCATCGTTACCTACGTACTTACCACTATTATGCATTCCTAAAGCAAATCCTTTAACATCTCCTGCAAGGCTTTGAGTTAACCACATAACATCGTCAACATCCCATAGTACTAAATCGTAATTACCGTTTCCGCTAATAGACTTCAATGCTTTCTGAAAGTTCTGACCGTTATCAAATGTAGCAAGATACTCGTAAGGAAGCTCAGACACTAAAGTCTTGTAACCAGAACCTTCTCTTGTTATAATCGTTGGGTCAGGAGTGTTGTCAGCGAAAGTGATAACTCCTTTAAGGTAAATAAGCTTACCTAATTGCTGTAAATTCTGAATGTATGCTTTGTCTACCAATCCTGATAGAACCGTTCCTTTTGCAAGCAATCCAATAGCAACAACTCGTTTTCTATCGATTCTACAACCTGCTAATCCTGTACCTACTACATCTGAAGATGAGCAGTTTAATACGTTTAGTCCTGTTATCATTATCTTATGATTTTATTATTAATTAATTTTTCAATTGTCTTTTTATCACTCAATACAATAAAGTCTCCTTTTCTATACAGTCTGTCGTAAGTAAACGGAGTTAACACTTTAAACGTTTTAAGCTCTACTCTTTTTTTATTTTCCTTCATTAGAATTTAATTGTATTTATACATTTTGCAGTTCCATCTGCTTTTTCTCTAAAGATAACCGTAGCTTCAAAAACTACTACATTCCAATTATCTATCGTTTTAGCATCAACTCCTTCGTTCTCACTATAGTTAGCTAGTCTAGTAACCTTATACTTCCCATCTTTTATAGAAGTAACTCCACTTTTTTCAATAGAAGTAATCACATTCTTTAATAATGGATTTAAAATACTACTAAACTCAGTTTCCCATATCACAGGATTAGTGTTATTAGGATGATTAGACTGCTTAGCTAAAATTAACTTAACAGGCTTTTCTAACTTGTGAGCGTAAATATCTGATTCATCAACAGTCTCTGTTAGCCAAACTAGAGGGTATTTAACACTCTTTTTGAACTGAGACAGATATAGGTTTAACGTATTCTGAGACCCCCAATTAAACTTAGGTAAAAAATCAACAGAATTACTGTCTTTTATAGCAGGAAGTTGTGAGAATATCTCTTTTAATATGTCCTCGACTATAATCATATACCTAGTTGATTTTGCTTAACGTAAGTTATTTTTAAGGAATCCGGATACACAATATCGTTATCTTCTAAGAAAATTATCAAAGGAACATCTTCGTTATAGTTATCTCCTAACCAATCGGTAAATTGAACCCCTCTAACAAAAAACGTTTCTTTTCTGCCGTAACGATATCCGCCCTGGTACATCTCTACAAAATCATTCCAAGCAGCAACTATGCGTTGATTAGAATTAGCATTCACCGCATTTTGTGCAGATATTACTTTTTCTCCAACCCCTGTCACTTGACTGATATTGTCTCTGAGCCAATTGTGGTAGATGTAAGGCACTAAAATGGACGTTTTGGATAATCCTTCCTCATAGGCGATACCCTTCCATTTAACTGTCTTATTATCCTTCACGTACTCAACTCCGTTTACGAAGTCTTGCCATCTCTCAGGTGCACCTACATTAAGAACTCCATTTGTAATATTACTGTCTAAATCTTTAAAAAGGCTATATCCTAAAGCGTTTCTAAGTAATGACCTAACATCCTTGTCAATATATTGCTCTAAATTAATTAAAACATCACTATCCATCTCGTTAAGATTAGGAATGTTGTATTGCTTAATAAAATATGTTTGGTCTATTAAATACATCTACTTCTTTTTAGGTTCTGCTTTCCATATCTTAGCTACTTTATCGATACTCACCAAGTACGAAGCCAATTGACTGTCGTACTCGGCTATATCTCCTTTTTTTTTAGTAGCAAAGTCTTTTATAAACTCTACTTTAACCATTATATTACTGAAGCTAGTGTTGTTAAAGCAGCAGAAATAGATGTCACTTTTTTAAATCCGCCTTTATCAGCAGCTCTAATCAAGAAAGCCATTCTCTTGCGTGCTTTCAATGTCATTTCGTCTTCAACAAATTGAGTTCCTGAATAACCTTTAGACATTTCAACTCCGCCTTTTTCGTAGATTCTAGCAAAACGATTATCTCCAAGAACCAATGTGTTAGCAGGAATAATGTTAGCTTCGATAATAGTAATCCCTGAAACAACAGCTCCTTCTCTAGAAACGAATGGAGGTAATACATAGTTGAAGTTAGCGTCTTTTTTCAACTTCATCTTGTTGATGTCTGCGATATTCATAACTGCGAAGTTAGGCATATACTTAGATCCACCACCTGCAGTAATAGACTCAGAAACTTTCACAAGTAAGTCGTAGGTTGAAGCATCAGCAATTCCTGCAGCAGCAGGTACGTAAGCATCAACAGAAGCAACTAATCCTGTAATTGTATTTCCCGTACCATCTCCAAGAGCTAATTGTCTATCGCATTCTAATGCAACGTTAGTGTCAAGGAACATTCCAAGTTCAGCAGCAAACATTTGAGCATCTTCGAAGAACTCTTCTGTTACAGGTAAAGTATCTCCAACCTTTTGGATAGTAACACTTCCTTTTTTGAACTTAGCAGTAGACTCTGGAAAAGCAACTCCTTCAGCAACTGCAGCAGCAGCTCTAGCGATAGTAGCTTCATCCCAATCGTAGTAACGAATTACTCCATTGTTGTTACCATCACCGATAGTCAACTTAGGGAAAATGTCGTACATAGATAATTTACGAGTAGCTAATTGACCAATATCGGGTAAGTCATAAGCTTGCTCATTGTTTGCAATAGAAGCTCTGTTAGAAAGTGCTTTTACAACCACTTCTTTGTTAGAGATTCCACTAGCGATATCTTTCAATACGGACTTGTTAGACTCTAATTCTTCTTTCAATCCAACTACTTTTGATTTAGCTGTTTCGATAGAATTTTCTTTTAGCTTAGCGATTTGATCGTTAGCATCTTTGAACTTAGTTTCAAAAGCTAAAGTAGCCACAGCCATTGCATCAGCAATTTGCTTGTTAGTACCTTCTTGTTCGAAAGCTCTTTTTTCCGTTTGGTAAGCATCTGCTTCTAGCGGAGTCATTTTGTCAATGGCTTCTTGCCCTTTGTAGATAAACATAATTTTCTCTGTTTAATTATTAAATATTTCTTCGTTTTTGAGTGACTTCTGTCGGCTCGGGTATTGAAGTGACATCGTCGGCTTCCTTATTTTCTTGCATCGTAGGAGTAAGTTCGTTACTACCCATTAAAACTGCACTTATTTCTATTAACTTAGCTTCTCTTACTAACCAAAAATGGCCTTTCTCTTCAGCTACCTCTTTGTTTCCAATAGAGTCAATATTGTCTTGCCAAACTTTATATTCCTCTTCATACTCTTCATCATTAACAGCAAGATCCAACTTTACGTAAACCATTCCAACTGAATGCTGATTTATCTTGTTGTTCTTGTACTCTGTGAATATCTGAGAATTATATTCCTTCATTATCTCAGTATCCATTAAAAGAGCTTGTGTCATTCCGCTTTTTTCAACACCTAAATCTTTCCAGGCTACCTCTTGCTCATAAACCTTTAATGGCTCACCTACCTTAGCGGTTATCTTGAACTCATGGTCATGCAAATGGAATATACTCTTATTCTCTTTAATTGATTTAGAGAAACATCCTTTAGCGTGAACATCTTCGTGAGAATCCATCCAAAGATAAGTATTTCCTACTATAGTTCTTTCCAAGCTAAGCTCATTATCTTTGTGCACTCCTTTTATAGCAGAAGTCTTAGATACAGAGGTTAATCCTCCTTTTACAGTTTTGATTTCAGCCTTCTTTAGAGATATAATCTCAGCTTTATTCTTTACTATTTCAGATATATTCATTTCTTAATGATTTTTCGTTCTTCAATCTCCTTGTTCTTCTTAGCTATAAGTGCTATAATTTCTTTTTTAGTCTTCATAGTCTTCTATGTTTATGTTGTTAGCTTTAGCTAGTATCGCATTGTCAAGTTTAGCCTTAATAACAGTCTCTTTCTGAAGCTCAAACACTTGGTTAAATGATAAGTGACTCCAACTCATTTTTAAGTCTTTATATCCAAACTTCTCTTCTAACTCATCTGTTAACATCTGGCCTTTAGGCTTCATAACGTAATCAACGTGTCTTCCAATAGCTTTTTCTTGATTATCGTAAGTAGAGTTACCTCTAATAGCTGACTCAAGTACATCTTTCGGAATACCGTACATAGATCCAATCATAAAAAAGTCATTGTAGTAACTATCATCTAATTTCAAACTAGCGATGTTCTCTACAAATCTAGATATGTTTACCGGAGTCTTTACAGCGTGAACAGATTTGTTTGAACGCATAGAAGATTCAATAGAACTCTTCTCGCCATCAGGCATTACCAAGTTCATAATGTTATCGTCAGAGTTTTTACCTGACACCATGAACTTCTTAGTAAATTCTAAATTAATAGACTTAGCATCAAGAGCTTGTTCTGAGTTAGATATAACTTTATACAACGCATCGAGTCTCGAAGCTCCTTTGTAAAAGTTCCCATCAATGGAGTTAGATAAATCGAAAAATGGAGTTATCTCATTAAGTGGAATTATTTTAGTTTGACCATTGCCTAAATTGTACTTTATAGTACCTTTCAATATATCTTTATAGGTTGCCTCAGAAAACACTAAGCCTTTTAATTTATCTATAACATCTGTATCCCATTCAATTTGAATAGGGTTTAACCATTGTATCGTATTATTATCAGAAAGAGTTGATGAATTGCTTGGATTCCAAAGATACGCTGTTCCTGTTTGTACCCAGAACATATAATCCCATAAAAACTGTGTCCAAGTCTGCTTAAAATTCGGTTTAGACCTTTGGCTATATAAGAAATCAACTTCTCCTCCTTTTTTATTTATTTTGCCCATACTAAATAGATCACAGTTTATCGTGAACACTTTAAGTACCGCAGGGTTGCTAAGAACAGCATTTAATTTCTGAGTCTCAGTTAATAATCTGTTATGTCTAGCATCTGATGTTACTTGCTCAAAGAAGAAACTGCCATCGCTATTTCGCTCTACCGAAGTCGGCATTGAGCTATTCCAACCTATATTGAAGTTAAATCCCATTTTACAAATATAATATTTTTATTCATACACTTTAATTAGATAAGTTACTTGGTGACAGTCTCGTTTAAAAAACCATCGCAAGCAGGTTTATAGTTCTCTCTCATCCACTTAACACATCCGTAAAAAGTCTTTTTATACTTTTGAAAGTCCGCTAAAGCACCACTTTCGTCTACAGGACATTTATCAAATGCAAACCTCAAGGCATTGCTTAATATGTCGTCGTCAGATAAATTTGTAATTTCTTTCATGACTATAAATTTTTGATTACTCCCATCTTAAACAACTTCTCAGTTATGTAAGTTATCGCATCCAGGGTGTGATTATTATCGTCTTCCGGTTCTTCTTGTACTACTTCGAACTTATCCTTCTTCCTGCAGTACGTTTCTTGCTCGTGAGCTATATTCTTGCTAGAATCGGTGTAATATATGTTCAAACTCTGTAAAGTTCCAATTCTATCAACAACTCGACTCTTTCCACCAACCGCAACCGCATATTCCCATCCCGAACGTCTTAATGCGTGTATCTTCGTCGGTCTATTGCTATCGCAGACAATTAACGCTTCTTTGCGTATATTCAATCGCTCAAACAGCCAACTCACTAATCCTTCGTCTTGATGAGCGTTTATCTGATGCATCTGAGCTTCATTCAGTCCTCTTCTAAGTTCATTCTCTGAAGCGTAGTTCAATTCGTGAACGTAAAGATTCCCATCATAATATTTTACCTCTACCACAGCAAATGGATCTACTAATCCCCAGTCACATCCGTAATAAGTTTCCTTCTCAATATTCAAATAATCAAAATACGAAATAGATTTCCAATTATAAATCCTTCCTTCAACCTGACCAACTTCTCCAAGGCCATAGACTCTCCACATATTTGCCCAATATGTATTTACTACAATACCGTTAAGGTCAAATCCTCGCTGCTTATATCTTATAATCTCACTTACTTCCTCTTTCGATAGAAATTCGTTGTCTAAGAACGTTAGCTTCAAGAAATCACAGTCATTACGTGGCATTACCTCGGTGTGAAACCAAAACTTCTTATTCGGGTTAAAATCCAAGAATACTTGCTTAGCTCTAGAAGTTAGTTCTCGATACGTAGAAAATTTTACTTTATTCGCCTCATTAACAAAAACCAAGTCAGAACGAAGTCCTTTTCCAATATCGTCCTTATCTAGTCCTAAAAACTTTATAAAACTGCCATTAGGAAATTTATAGAGTGTTCCATCTGTAAAGTGCTCCTTCTTGAAGATTCCTACTATCTTCATTATGTTGCAGAAATCCTTAATAACAGTTATTCGCATTTTCGATAACTCGTCCGAAGCTATGTAAATCTCCCTGTCGGGTACTGAAGATGCGTGATTAATTATAAGCATTAAGATAGAATATGTCTTAGAAGCTCCTTGGCCTCCTTGTATTCCTTTAATCCGCTTGCGTAAAGCAGAAATTTTTCTTAATGCTGTTGTTTGTTGTATCATTGTTCTGTATTATCCTCTACTTGCGATAAAGGGTCTATCGTTAAGATAGGAATATTCAAATCTTTCTGATTAGTAGTGAAATCCATCTTGTCACCGTACTTGGTGGGATCCATTCTACCTACTACCCATTTCCTAGCATCTACTTGCAACTTAGAACGGTTGACAACATTATGGTCAATTCTATCATTACCATCTCTGTCGATGTACATATCCTTATCCTGCTTATCTGCTATCTCAAGTATCTCCTCAAACAAATTGTGTGCTCGGAGCTTCATTGCCTGGTTATACTTAACCACCTTGGCATCGTCGAGGTTCAACCACTTAAAGAACGTTCTCTGTGATGGAGTCTCTTCTCTTCTTAGTATCTCACGAACTGAAAGTCCATATTCTATTTCACGGATAATAGAGTCGAACACCTTCTCTACATCAGCATCGGTGTAAAACCTACCCTCTTTATCGTATCCAGTTAATTCTTCTTTCTTCTTCTTAGCCATTAGTTATATAGGTTAATCCAACTATACTTACTATTAAGTATAATCTTATTCTATTAGTTCCAAAGATAAGTAATATATTTTTAATAAAAGAGGAGAAAAGTAATAAAAGGTATATGGTAACATTTATTTTAGAGGTTTTAAAACGTTACCGCATTAAAGTGGGTCATATCAAGGGCTAACGACGATGCGGTAACGTTTTTGCGTTTTTGGGGCAAATTTAGGGACACCCCCCCTAAAATAATTATTTAAAACATAGGGGTGTATAATACTTGGGTAAAATAAACCCACAATGTTACCGCAATAGGAAAATTCTTACACCTAATAAGAGACTACAAAAATTGGTGAGAGGGTTGGAAACGCAGGACAGGGGGGGTATAGTTTATTTCTATGGGATCGG